TTACTATGACGTTTTACTATGACGTTTTACTATGACGTTTTACTATGACGTTTTACTATGACGTTTTACTATGACGTTTTACTATGACGTTTTACTATGTTTTTATCCAACCAATTGTAAAAATTAACATTTTCAGCATTGTATTCTGGTGGTCTATCGTGTATATTATCGTATACATTATCGTTTATATTATTGTTTATATTATTGTTTATATTATTATTGTTTATTGTAAACGACTTGTCAATTCGTCGTTTGAAATATGCTTATAACAAGACTTTAATGTATCAATTGTAGAACCTACAACTGTTATTATACTCTTTATGTATTCTGGATCACAATCAAAGAATTCACGGTTTGAATTACAACGAAGAAGTTCTTGTTGATGTTTTCCAGTTGTAGTTGTATTTTCCAGTTGTAGTTGTATTTTCAGTAATAAATGCTTATTCTCGATTATTTTACATCCAGACCATAAAACGTGGTCAACCCGCCAAACCCACCAAAACCCACCAAAACCCGCCATTTATGGAGGCAACCCGCCAACCCGCCATTATATCAAAACTTTTTGTATATTTTTATTTTTTTGAATTTTTGTTGTTTTTTACTTTTTCTCTAATTTTTTTTTCCCTGGGACTTTGCCATTAATGGCGGGTTTGGCGGGTTACCTCCATTAATGGCGGGTTTTTGGCGGGGTTTGGCGGGTTTGGCGGGTTGACCACGTTTTATGGTTTGGACTTGTTTTTCTTTACTTTTTAATTTTTTTTTTAAGAAATTCAACAAAAAAAATATATATAAAACACATAAAACACATAATGATATTTCACGACATATTTCCTTAATTTCCTTAGAAAAAAATAAGAAAAAGAACAATGAAATGAGACCATAATTAAGCTTTTTCAAAAAAGCACCAAAAAGCCAAAAGGATATTTTTAAATTATCTAAAAAATGGTTTCAAAAAACACACATTTGACCAATTCCAAATTTTTATGGTCTGTAAAAAAATCCTGTAAAAAAAACAAACAAAATTCCTTAATTTTCTTAATAATAATTAAGGAATCGGTGACTAATTTCAAACCATAAACACTAGTATTTTCAAAATGTTTAAAATCGCGAACAATATCTAAAAATTCCTTATTTATCCTTTGAAATAAGTACTTTATGAAGAGTGTAAAAATTCATCGTCTTGGACTTTTTATAAAAAAACATAAAAAAATTCCTTAATATTTTTAAGAAAAAATAAGGAATTTGTAAAAATATTCAAACCATAAACGTGCTTGATTAAAAAAACAGAAAAAAGTCACTTTCTACATTTTACAATAGTGAAAAATTCCTTATTTGTCCTTTAAAATACGTGTCGTTTTGAATTTTTTAAAATTCATCGTCTCGTCAATTTTTATATTTTTTATAAAAAACATTTAAAAAACGTAAAAAAAATTCCTTAATTTCTTAAGAATAATTAAGGAATTTGTAAAAACTTTTAAACCATAAACGTGATTGTTTTGAAAATACCAAAAATGACGTTTTTTAAATGTTTTTTAAAAAACGTAGAAAAAATTCCTTAATTTCTTAAGAATAATTAAGGAATTTGTAAAAACTTTTAAACCATAAACGTGATTGTTTTGAAAATACCAAAAATGACGTTTTTTAAATGTTTTTTAAAAAACGTATAAAGATAATTAAGGAATTTGTAAAAACTTTTAAACCATAAACGTGATTGTTTTGAAAATACCAAAAATGACGTTTTTTAAATGTTTTTTAAAAAACGTATAAAGATAATTAAGGAATTTGTAAAAACTTTTAAACCATAAACGTGATTGTTTGGTCGTATTGTTGTATTTCAAACCATAATTATAACTCACGTATTTCTAAACCGACCCATCCCTTGTATCTTTCTCCATTTAATGTTGAATCTTTATATTTATCATCAATTCCTTTAAATTTAGCCTTTATATATTTTTCCATTTCTGATTTTAATTTACTTGACATTCTGGATGGAAGTTTTGTTTTTCCAGTATACAATTCGCACACATCCTTTAATTTTAAAAGACCATCCTTTTTTTCTTCTATATTTTCATCCACCCAATTGTAAAACTCATTGTTTTCTTTACGATATTCATTGGTCTTGAGTTGTACTTCTACAGGTTCTTTGACATCTTTGTAATAATAATCTAACAATATTTTCATAAACGTTTGACGCCAAGTAACATCTTCACGCATTCTTGAAGGAAGTGTACGATCTATTTTGTATTCGCCGTTTTCTTTAGGATCATCCACAAAACGTGAAGGAAAATCTATAACACGAATACGACGCCATAATGCAGTATCCTCACCCTTAATTTCTGGTAATTCATTGCAAGCTAAAAATAATTTTGCTTCCATCACAAAACTCATAGCTTCTTGATACAACCCACGTGCAACAATTTCTTCACTACCAGTAAGTTCCTTGAGTAAACCAATATTTATCTTTTCTCCATCTTCTGGTTCACTTAAAAACGCAAAACGTTTATGCATCAATTTTATCTTTTCTGTATTTGCCTCATTTGCATTGTTACGTTTACGTGTCAAAAGTGTAACCTCTACCTTTTCACCAAAATCTCCCATCGCTAATTTCATTAAATTCAACAACTGACTTTTACCATTTGCACCAGTATCACCTATAAACATTAAAAAATATGTATTCGGTATATCACCATTTAAACATTCACTCATCTTTTTTAAAACATAGTCCCTAACACCACGATTTGGTATAACTTGTTCTAAAAACGTAATGACTTCTGGATTTTCTGTCGTAGAATGGTCAAAATTAACTGTTAAATTAACATAATCATCTTTTTTTGTTTTACGAAATTTATTTTCTAACAAATCAAAAACACCATTCGAAAATGGAACTAAATGTTTTTTACTATTTAAATTATAAACAAATGATTCGTCATTATTGTAAATCTTTGCACCCTTTATAATATCGTCTTGATAACCAGGTTTGTGAAACTTGTTTATTAAACTTTTTATATTCTTATTTAATGTCATTGTTGTCGCATCAGTATTTTTATTATCATAATACGTCTTGATTTTGTCAAACATATTTGATAAATCTATAATACACTTTTTCATTTCAATATTATCATTATCACATCTCCACACAGAACCTGTGAAATAATACCAATTGTTACGAGAATATACAAAATCTTTATTAATTGTAAACAATAATTTTGAAATCATAGTAATTTTATGACCATCTAAAACTTGATTTATAATAGTTGTAACTTCTTTATTCTTGAAAATAGCATTGTCAAGTTTTATATCACAACTAAAATCTATTTCTGAACCAGCATTGTTGTAAATATTTATAATATTATTTATAGTCCCATGATTAACAAGTTGATTATAATTCAACCAAAAACTATTCAAATGTTTATAACGATCATCTAATGGAATAATTTGATTTTTAGGAAACACTGCCTGACATACCTTGCATTTTAAACAATAACCATTATCGCTAATATGATGTTCTACATTACATTCCGGACATTTCCCCTTTAATATACCAACTAAACTTTTATCTCCAACACTACCTCTAAAAATCATCTCTTTTCTATCAAATTGTACTTCTTTTACATCTTTGTCAAAATTTTCATTAATGTAATTTTTACATTCCACAATAGCATGATCAATCAAATCCATTTCTTGCTGATTCACTTTTAAACATTTTTTTATAATTTCATTAACCTCTTTGGGATAATGACATAAACGTATTTCATTATATTTGTCCTCATTACATTCTGTATTATGACATTTCTGTTTCGCACTACTCGTATCTATTACTATATACTGATTATTACCTCTATGTTCTTTATCTAAAAAAGGACAATAACGCTCCATTAATGAAATAATAATACAATTATGCTCTTTGTCTATGAAAACATCTCGTATTTTATTTGGAAAATGATGAAATTCTTTTTGAATAAACCTTCTTATTATTATTTTATCGTTCTTATCTAATTCTTCAGGGACATTTACTACATTTTTATCTACAACTATATGATCTGTTACTTCTATAACATCATCCCTTCCGTCTCTTCCATTATCTGTTCCATTATCCCTTCCGTCTCTTCCATTATCTCTTCCGTCTCTTCCATTATCTCTTCCATTATCCCTTCCGTCTGTTCCATTATCCCTTCCGTCTCTTCCATTATCTCTTCCGTCTGTTCCATTATCCCTTCCGTCTCTTCCATTATCTCTTCCATTATCTCTTCCATTATCTCTTCCATTATCTCTTCCATTATCTCTTCCATTATCAATTTCATTATCTCTTCCATTATCAATTTCATTAAATAAAATATGATCTTCTGAAATTGCACACACAAATGATTCTATATCCATAAACGGATCACTTAAATCACTCCTTTTCATCGGTCTATCTTCACCTCTTTTTGAACTGTATATTGTTCTAAACAAACCTGCCCTATACACACTTGGATCTACTAAATATTTATTTTTATCACCACGAAATTTATCCAACCCAAAATTTTTGTACAAATTTTTTAAATAACCAACATCCTTAAATACAATTTCCTTTTCATCATTAAAGAATTTTAAAATTATATGAAATGATTTTTTTATTGTAGAATGCGATTCTAATATTATACGTTTCATTTTTGCTTCTGGAAATCGCGTTTTAACTATATCAAATGTCTTTGTTATACACGTTTCTATTATTCGATTGTAATCTTGATAATAATCTGAATTATCCGAATTACCTGAATTACCTGAATTATCTTCAATTGTAGCATTTTCATTATTTTCTTTGTTATCTGAAAAATTATCTAATGTATTGTTTTCATTGGTTTTTTTGTATATTTCAATATCGTAATAAAAACAAACTGGTTTATCTGCTGGTATAAATTCATAAAAATCTCGTTTATGACTACGTTTAATTAAATCTATAAATTTTTGATAATCATCTAGTAAAAAATATTTAGTTATATTTCTATTACAAACTATACCCGTTTCTAATGTATCTAAACATTTCAATGCATCATTTTTATTAGAATAATACTTTATCATTATTACTTACTTGATACTGTAAAATATATTATCTTTTTAAATAATTCTTATTACCGTATCTTTTATTTTTATCTTTTATTTTTATCTTTTTAAATAATTCTTATTACCGTATCTTTTATTTTTTATACATATAATATTGACAAATTACAAAAATATCCATTAGAATCGTAACAATACAATTGACGATCCATGGTATATTAGATTCTATATAAACTGGATCTATCGTTATAACTGCCAAATATACTCCATTACCACACATTGTAAATATATACATTAATAATGACAAGCCCTCTGTTGATTTCCTTTTATAATTCATCCACATTTGAGGTATTCTTCCAATTAAATAGAATGACATTGTAATCCATCCTAATATAGCACCACTTTCATCGTGAGTTTTGTCAATCAACATATTTAATACAATACATGTACACGTATTTATAGACAAAAATAAAAAAGTAGCAAAACATTTTATAAGATAATATCTATTTAAATTTGTACATTCACTTGTATATTTAGTTGTATCTAAATTATCTCGATTATCTCTATTTAAATTTGTATCTTGATTATCTCTATTTTGCTGTGTGTAGTATTTGTCAGTGTAATATAATACAAATATTATCATAATAGTACCAACAAGATAATGATACCATCCTATAATAATAATACTTGATGGCATATACAACACAATTGTTCCTATTAAACTTAAAATATCTGCCTGAGTCCATAATAATAACATCCAAAATGAAATGCCATCTGAAGACTTTGATTTATAGATTACGTAAAATTGCGGAACGTAAACTATACTATAAAATATTAAAGAAATAGTACTTAAAACATATGATAATTCTTCTAAATTCATATTACAACCTGAATTATTTATATAAAAATAATTATAATTCAAATTTTTATATTTGATGCTATTGTCAGTCTCTGTTGCAATGAATTGAGAACTGGGAAGAGAGATTGTTGAAAAACTAAAAGACTGCACTAATATCGTCTCTGAAAAGTATGCGCATTAATAATGTATGTAAATCGCGAAATTAATAGATACAGTAAAATAATTAAAATTAGTGATTTAATTTATTAACGTTATTCTTGATTTATTTAATTATTATTATTATTATAATATGTTAAGAGCCAAAAAATTTGCAGTCAAAAAAAAAACGCCAATAAATAAATTTCTAAAAGATATTAATACAGACGATTGTTATTCAGTATCTGAAAAAAATGACAGTATTCGATTTTATATACATTATTTTGATCTTTATTTTAAAGAGTCTTTACAATTTGAAATCATAAAGGAATACAACAAAAATGTTATACCTTATACTATAATAAAAGAATCTTGTACAGAAACTTGGTTTTTAGTTTGCGAACAATTAGTAATGTTTTATATTAATGAAAATGATATAGAAGAATTTTACTTGTCATTTTTATTTAATGAATTGTATAAATTTGTTATATATTATGATAATAATCAAAAATGCTATATTGCATTTTGTGTATCTCATACTAGTAATGAAATTGATACACCATTTGAGTTTTTTACAGGAAATAACTATTATCCAAAATATTTTGTTTTATCTCATTTTTTACCAATTAAAAGTGAATATGAATTTGAATTTGAATCTGAATCTGAATCTGAATTAAAATCTATACCACCTTGTGTTGGATTCGTAATACTTAATAAAAATATATGTACTTGGTTTGATGATAAATCAAATAATTGTAAACAATTTGATTTTTATCAGGATATTGGGTATGGGAAAACTAGAGATGATTTAGATTGTTTAGTTAAAACAATATTATTTTACGTAGATAATTCTAAACGTTTACCTGTAAATTATTTAAATTTTTAATAACAATTTTATTTATATTTATTTATATTTATATATATATATATATATATAATGGGAAATAGTACAAGTGAACTCAAAAGTTTAAAAGCTGATGTTAAAGCCTTGAAAACAAAAACAAGCGATTACGCCACTCTAAAAACGCAAGTTGCAGATGCGTCGTCTAATGTAGCTAAATCAGTAGATTACGAAGCTTTAGCTAAAAAAATTACAGATGTGAGTGCGTATAATGACAAAGTAGCTGCGGCATTGGCAAAAAACCCAGGTGCATTAGGTGAAGGTCTGGCTGCAAAATTGGGTAAAGATGATAACGTAACAACTCGTATCGTAACAGGTTTACAAGACAATACGGCATTTGCAAAAACTCTTTCTGATAAACTAACAGATGAAACAGGGGCATTCCGTGATCGTTTACGAGGAGATAAAGGTGCTCCTGGTGAATTGGCATCAAGTAAAGAAGCTGTTAAAAAAGGTTTATATGATACAAAATACACGATGTGGTGCGCAGATGGTGATATTTGTCAAGTACCTGCTAGTAATAAAGGTATTAAAATAGGAGATACAGTTTTGTCACAAGCTGATGATTGGGTTCGATTATTATCTAATCCAGATGATAAAAATAGTTATAATCGTGGTGTAGCTGCAAAAAAATTATGGGCAAAGGACAATTTGTGGGTTAGAGATCGTGATATTTTGGCTGAATTAGATAAATTAAAGGTAGACTTTTATTGGGCATTAGAAAATCTTATGGTTAGAAGGGATAAACATTATGCTATTAATGGTCACAAAGGATTTTTACAAGCTGCTAATGGATGTCACAATCACGACGGATGTAAAGGAAATGGTATACCACAATTTGGTGGTGGTAAGGGTGATTTGGAGAAATTTAATTTTGATCAATATTAACAGGTGTATCTGTGATAGTAAAAGTATATTATCAAATTTAAACTTTTCTTAAGTTTGTCCATTCTATAAAATCATCTAAATTATCTAAAATTAATATTATACATTTGTAAAAAAATGTATTACTATATATACATTTAAATAAAATATATATATTTATTTTCTAATTGTATCGTAATTTTTGCAAAAATAATCTACAGTTGTTTGTAAACCAGTTTCCAAGTTTGTAAATTGAAAATCTGGGAAATAATGATACAATTCCATATTACTAGCAGTTTTCTTATATTGACCATCCGAATACGTAGTATCATATACAATTTCTCCACGAAAACCAAATGTTTTGGTTATAGTCTCAATTAATGTTTTAATTGAAACTTCATCACTTTCAGCTGGACTAACTATACATGAAATTTCATTTTCAGAAGTATCCAAGTCAATAAATTTTAAAATAATTTTTGCAAAGTCATCGACATAAACAAATTGCCTCATAGAATTTCCGGTACCATAAACTGTTAAATTATCTCCATTCTTTTTTGCCAAATATGTTTTATGAATTAAACCAGGAATAACATGACTACTCGTTAAATTATAGTTATCATATTCTCCATATAAATTTGTTGGTGTAACATTTATAACTTTTAAACGACTAGTTTTAACCACTAAATGTGATGCCAAATGTAAAATGCGTTTTGAATACGCATATCCTATATTCGAATCGTGTGGTAAACCATTATGTAATTGATCACTTGTTAATGGATAAATTACACCTTTGTCTGGAAAAATACAAGTTGATAAACAATTAATTAATCTTTGTACACCAAATTGTTGACACGCATCTACTATGTTAATATTAATCCTTGAATTATCTACCAAATAACGATAATTACCATTCATATTATCATATACTCCACCAACACGACTAGCTAAATGTACTACTATTTCAGGGGTATGTAACCCGAATAATTTATATACTTGATCTGTATCTCGCAAATCACAATCTTTACTTGATAAAAAAATAAACGTATGTCCTCCTTTATCCCTTTTATTATTTACAACTTTTTGTAAGGAATGTCCAACTAATCCAAAACCACCTGTAACTAATACTCGCATTTAAAAATACATAATTTTGTATTTTTAAATAAAGAAATGAGATTTATTTATTAACTTTACAACGTAAATTTCTATTTCTATTTTGATTTTCTATTTTGATTTTCATTTTTGATTTCATTTTTGATTTTGTTTTCGTTTTCTTGATAATTTTTGTTTTTGTTTTTATAAACAAATTTTTATAAACAAATTTTTATAAACAAATTTTTATAAACAAATTTTTATAAACAAATTTTTATAAACAAATTTTTATAAACAAATTTTTATAAACAATTGAAAAAATACAAAAAAATACATCATTATTAAAATATGATTATTCATAATTATTCCAAATGTCGGATTCGATACCATTATCACGAAGAAAAATCCTTATTTCCAGAATTTGAAAATTATAAATTTGTATTGGATTTCAAATGTAGTGCACCAGATTATTCGGGTATAACACGTGGGATTCTTGATTCGGATACTGATATATTGTATTGGCAATATGATTTTAAAAAATTTAAAAATTATATAGAAAATTCCCATGATATATCTAATGATACCATTTTAACAACATTGTATAATTGTTTACATTCAAACAGTGTAATTGACGGAACTAATCGACGTGTCTATTAATTGTAAATCGTGTATTAATGATCTAGGTATCCGTTTATTTTTTACAAGATGTCTTAATAATTGATCTTTACTGTATCTATTGTACGTTAATAAAAATTCCTTTGATAATTTTTGATACGTCAATATATTTGTAAAATAAAAAGTAAAATCCGTTTCTGAAAATTTAGAAACAATATCATTTAATAATTTTTCAGATAAACATTGATATCTAATTAATGATCCTAATTCCAAGTTCTGGAAGTTAGTTTTTATAAATGTTTCTGACAATTCAGTAAACCTTGATATATTGCTCCAACATATAAAATCAAATTTGTGTATAAATGATCCTAAAATATTTTCGTTTATACTATGTTTTGTAAATTCTTGCCATATAATATTTTCACCATAATTTTGTATAATTTCATAACATACAATATTTTTATTCGATGATAACGGGTGCCATTGTACATTATCTATAAACGTCAGAACAAAGTCGTAATCGATAGGTTGTTTACTCCATATATAATACCAATCTTGATTAGACAAAGTAAAACTATTAGTTTCTATTATTTTATATAAAATATCACGAGGAATTGTTTGTGTAGACAAGATTGTTTTATAATTGATTTTGTGAAACAGTTGTCTTGTAAGATCATGTGAAAATGTTTGACACGTAGAAATAATTTCCAAGTCTTTATTGTTTGGTATCCAAACTACGGTACTTTCTGGTATAATTTTACCAGTACAACTTTGATTATGTAATATAATCGAATTCCAATCTATTAAATAGGTATACTTGTTAAATGTTTGTATAGTTGCCGGTATTAATGTATAGTTGAAATGGTCGTATTCAATTATATTATCAATTAAATACCAAAAGTTATTATTAATAATGATGTTAAAAAATTTATTAGTGCAAATTAATTTACTTAACGTGGTTATATCAATGTATTTTATAATTTCATACCATATTTCAAATGGTAATGTTTTTATTGTTGTTTCCATTATATATAGTTGTACTTTAAATTGTATTTTAAATTGTAACTTGAATTAATTTAGTAATTTTTAATTTCTTGTCAAATTGTAATATAAAATGGGTGTGAATGATCCTTGTTTAGCTAACCCTTCAATCCAATGTGATCAATGGGTTCAAGATTATTGTAACAAAAATCCTAACGATCAAGATTTTTGTGGTTGTTCTACAAATATGTTAAAAGATGCACCAGATCCTGCTTTAGGTAGAACTCCTGTTAAATGTTGGTCGGATAAATGTAATAAAAATGCAAATTCTTATAAATTTTTCTTTGTAAAAGATGAAAAATGTCCTGATGTTTGTGTAGATGAAAGTAGTATAACTGCTTTGGGTAGTAATATAACGGGGTCTTCGTTTAATCAATCAAGTTGTGGTGGTGAAGTTATTCAAACTCAAGATCCAAAAGTTGCTCAAAGTGTTGCAAAATTATATACATATGGTATTGGTACAATTATAGGATTTGTTGTTATATTATTATGTATATCTATGAGTATGTCGTTAATATTGTTTATTAAATAACAAATTACACAAATTTTTTTTAAAAATATAATATATAATACAAAGATAAATATGGATCTTAACATTGTTTATTTAATCGTTGCAGCAATTGCAATTTATTTCTTCTTTTTTAGGACACAATCAAAGGAAGGATTTGAAACAAATCAACGTATAGTATTAAAAACAGCAGATGGCAAATATGCCAAAATATGTGCAGATAAACATTTATGCGCAAGTAAAACTGAATCTGAACGAGTTCAATTTAGTATTATGAAATTCAGTGATGATTTGATTGCATTATCGAGTGGTGGTTATTATATAGCATCTTGTTTTGGTGAGACTTGTAAAGATGATATGATAAAGGTAAATAGTTTTAATCCTTATGCTCCAAATTCAAAATTAGCTTTAGAAAAGGACAATGAAAATTATTATATAAAGTTTTATGATGAAAAATATCTAAGTTTGGATAGCAATGATCATTTTATTAAAACAAGTGAACGTTCACTAGCTGCAAAGATACAATTTGTTTAAAAAATTCTGTTGTAAAAAAATTTGGTTGTCAGTTTACGTTTACTGGTTGTCAGTTTACTGGTACGTGTATTTATTAATTAAATTAATTTAGTTATAATTAATTTATTTGATATTTGTAGAGATGGCATTAGGATCAATATTTGGCTTAACAGGTTCAACAAGTCTATTATTAATAATTGTTATATTAGTCATTTCAGTAATTTTTCTTCATAAAAAATACAAGGAAATATTTAGTATTGATTATTTGTGGGATAATAATTATTGTACAGTAGTAGACGAAAGTGGTAAAACGATTGTAGACAAAGATACCGGATCTATATTTGGTAGAAACGGTATTTATAGTACAGAATATTGTGCATTTCATCCTTTGATGATTTCAGATTCAGAATTTAGAGAAAAAGCCCTTACATTATACGATACTAGTAAAATATTTACATCAATTAAAAATTTTTTTAATGGAACTTGGCGATTACCAGATCAAAATTTAATAAAAGCAGATCCTGTATTATCAACAATGATTTTGAATCCTTGGTATACAAGCGATGACGTATTTTATGCACCAAATACAATACAGTATACGTATGATTTGAAAACATTTGTTGTAGATGGTAAGGAGTTTTATAGTTTTGAGAATGATGGTCTTTATAGTAGTTTTTTTAAGCAAAATATTAATGCTAATAATACTACTCGAACCAAGTGCTCACCCGCAGATACTTTCACTTGTGAAGATTCACCTGGATTATGTAATTGTCAATATCAAGATGTTGAAGTATATTATTTATATATGGATAACCGTATACTTATCGAATTACCTATGCAGCTGTATCTAGGACAAATAGATGATTCTCAAACAAAAACAATTAGTATTAAAGTTGGGGGTAAAATACAACAAGCTAAAATAGAACCTTTTAAGGTAACAAATCTTGAAGATCTAGAAAAATTATTAGAACGACGTTTTTATCAATTCAAAGATACAATTGGAACAGCTTGTGATCAAGTTTCATCTAAAAATCAAAAAGCATATGATTCTAAATGTAAATTTTTTAAATCAGACGCATTAGCCGGTTTAGTTATAGCTTTAAAACGTATTATTATTATAAATATACCCGAATCTGTAAGAGATGCTTGGATAACAAAGGTAGATGATAAAATAGCTACGGATACGATATTAAGCTATTTAGAATTCTTTTTATGGTTAGCTGCAAAATCACATCGTGATAAAATAACATATGATTTTCAACCATTTAATAAAAACAAACGTTAAATGTAAATGTTCATTTGTTTTTAACGTTTGTATTTTGGTATTTAATTATTTATATTTATTTTATTTATAAATAATATTAATGGGAGCATCGCAAACAAAATCCACAGTTGATATTAAAGAATTAAATAGTACTGATATTAACATGTCTTCTGAAACTTTTAATAAAGTTGAAAATACATGTAAAGCAACGAGTAATCAAAGCAATGTGTTGAATATTGTTGGTTCCACTGTTACTAAATTAACAACTAATCAGAAAAATGCTGCTAAAAATACTTGTATTTTACAAACAGCTATAGCAACTACAAATGATACAGAAGCTCAAAATAAATTAATGACTGCTCTTAAACAAGGTTTAGAACAAAATGCTTCTGCTGGTATTGGATTAGCTAATGCAGAAAGTAATACGAGTATTACTAAAGAAAACAAATTTACATTAAATGATAGTAAAAAAACTGTCAATGAAGCTATTGTTGGATGTGTTATGCAAATTGACCAAGAGAATGTTATTAATATTGTTGGTTCTACCGTAACAGATTCTAAATTTGATCAAGCAAATGATGTTATGATGGAATGTTTAAGTAGTTATGGTGTAGCAACTGAAAATAAGGGAAAAGCTTCAAGTGATACTACTTCAACTACTACAAGTGAACAAAGTCAAACCGCAAAAGGTTACGACCCCATTGCATCCTTAAGTGGTCTTGTAGGTGCAGCTATGGTACCTTACATTATAAGTTGTTGTATTGTTTGTTGTATACTTGTATCTATTGGAGGAATATTTATGATGGGCGGAGGATCTGGATCTATTGGACCAGAAGGTGCAAGCTTCTCAATGCCTGGTATGCCTCCAGCATATGGTGGAGCATATGGTGGATCATATGGTGGATCATCTAGTTATTATAGTGGTGAGTGGTGATACTTAACTTAAAACAATTTAATTGTAACTTAAAACAATTTAATTGTAACTTAAAACAATTTAATTGTAACTTAAAACAATTTAATTGTAACTTAAAACAATTTAATTGTAACTTATCAAACTAGAAATATCAAAAAACAACAAATTATTATTATTAGATTCTGTTATTTTCATTTTCATATTATTAAAATTTATATAATCATATATGATGATTATGTATTTGTCATTTTTGTTTAATTTATTTATTTTATACAAATCACGCGAATTAATATAATAATCGTTGTAAAAATTAAAATACATAAAATCATATTGTAAATCAGAAACAGCTACTATTTTATAATTAATACTCGTATATTTTTTTATTATACTTTTAACATTTGATATATGTGTTTGCCAATTAACCAATAATGTGTTATAGAATGATTTATCATAAATTTTTACAATCATTTCTTCATATAATATATTAACAATAACTCTTGGTGGAACATTTTCAATACCGCGTTTTAATGTAAATAAATTCCATTCGTTTATTATTGTACAATTGGATAATTGCATACCTGAATAATAACATAATCTTTTCATAGAATTTGTGTTAAATATACTATTAACATTTTTATCCATAGTAAATAATTTCATAGATGAAAATACTCTACTATGTAAATTCATTGAAAAAACAAGTGTCTTTTCATTTGACAATTTTTCACAAGATTTTAAAACTGTTAATGGATCATTTGTATAAGCTAATATGTCATTTAAAATAATTACATCAAAAGTTCCGTAATCATTTTTTATCATATCTGATGTATAATCGGATAATGTTAATTTACTGGATTCGTGGCACGAAAAAAAACTAGGATTAAATAATGTTGATATAGATATAGTTTTAATTTTATACTTTGATATTTTTTTTACTAAAATACCAAGTATATCATCCAATATATCTGTATTCGTATCATTTACATTTAAAATTTTATACGTTTCATCTTGATCTTTTTTAATAGAACCTTGTCGAATCGGTAAGGACGCAATTGCATCCAGTATATGTCCTTTATAAATTTCTTTGTTGTAACCTGTTTTTTCAAATGGCAAAACTATATTTAGCGATTTTTTTTGTATGTGAAAACAATTGTCGCAATATACATGATCAGAATAAAAATCATTGTGTTTCTTATTATTACATACAATACATGTAAACATTTTATAGTATATTTATAAAAATATAAAATGTTTTAAACCTATCGTCTATTTTGTTTTTAAATTATTCAATTATTCAATTATTCAATTATTCAATTATTCAATTATTCAATTATTCAATTATTCAATTATTCAATTATTCAATTATTCAATTATACTTGATTGAACCATTTCTTTTACTAATTCTTCAAAATTATATTTTGGACACCAATTTAATTCAGTTCTTGCTTTTGATGAATCACCTATTAAACATTCGATATCAATATCACGATAATATTTAGGATTAACTTTTATAATTATATGTGGTTCTGAATCATCTTCCGTTCCTCGTTTAATACCTACTTCATCTATACCAGTTCCTCGCCATACAATCTCAACACCAATTTCTTTAAATGCTAATTCTACAAATTCACGAACGGAATGGGTTGTATCATTAGATAAAACGTAATTCTTTGGTGTTTCTTGTTGCAACATTAAATAGATTCCATAGCACATATCTTTTGCGTGAGACCAATCACGTCTAGCATTTAAATTACCTAATTCTAATGGTTCAATTTTTTCAAGAGCATTGTTTTTTCTAGATTTATTTGCTAACTTTCCACTTGGTGATCCACAACCTCCTCTAGGAATGGTTTTATAATATTTTCCAACATAATTAGTAATTTTTTTTGTAACAAAAGTTCCACCTCTACGTGGACTTTCGTGATTGAAAAGTAAACTGTTTACAACAAACATTCCATAAGCATCACGATACATATTACATAATTGTTGGGCAGCATATTTCGATATAGCATACACTGAACACGGATTTTGAGGTGAATCTTCATTTAATTTAAAACTACCATCTGTAATATTACCAAAAATCTCAGAAGTTGAAGCTGAATATATTTTACATGTTTTTTCCATTCCCAAAGAACGAACACTTTGTAAAATTGTTAATGTACCTAATGTGTTCGTTTGAAATGTATAATTCTCGAGGTCATGACTTATTTTCACATGACTTTGGGCTCCAAAGTGTACTATATAATCTGGTCTTACTTTTGCAATTATATTATAAACATTCATTGGATCTGTCAAATCACAATAATGTAATTCTAATTTATCAAAAATATGATCAATATTTTGAGTATTAAATGTAGCTGAACGTCTCATCGTTCCGTGTAAATTAGTATAACCCTTTTCTAAAAGTAAGTCAAACATTAAGCTCGAATCTTGTCCACATGCACCTGTGAGAAGCCAAGTTTTGTTTAATTCTTCTTTTGATAATTGCATTTTTAATTTATAAAATTTATTGTTTTTAAATCAATTTTTTGAACGAAATTTAACATATCTTTTACTAAATTAGATTTAAAATCAATTTCATTTTCCATACATATTCGTGTACAAATGATCAAGGGAATACTTAAATCTTTATATTTACTTATATTAACTGATTTTATTTTTCCATTGAAATTAGTTGTTAATATTCTATCATATCTTTTAGTATATAAAACTCCTTTGCCTCTTCCGTTCCAGTCATTTTCTTTATTTTTTATACTTAATTGTTTATTTCTTTCTTCCTTATGTGTTTTACCATGAAAAGCATAATTTTCATTATTTTTATGATGTTCTTTAATTTTATTCTTAACTTTGTCAGTATGTTTCTTTCCATAAAAATGATTTTTATCACCTGTTGTTGATTTTTTAATTTTTTGTTTAGTTTCTTCTGATAATGTTTTGTTTTTCCTAATTGTTTTTCTCTCATTTTTTGAATTGACTCGTCTTTATGTTTTTTACCATAAAATACATTATTCTCACCTAAATTTAATTCACGTAGTTTTTCTTTAGTCTCATCTGATATTTTTTTACCAAGTTTCACTTTGCTCATATTTTTTTTAGCTTCTTCTGTAAATACTTTATTTAAATTACCACCACTTTCTAAATTATAACCCTTTTCTCTATTCAATGTATCAAATAACTTTATAAAATAACATTCCCAAAAATCTAAAAAATTATAATTTATAGTATGATCTTTAATTAAAATAATAAATTCAAAATTTTCCCAACCATATTTTCTAATAGATTTATATAATGGTGTTGCACTTGTTTTACTATCTTTTTTATGACCATTTTTTCTTCTTTGAAAATTTACAGTTTGACCTATATATTTCTTACCATTCGTCAAATTTTCAATTAAATAAACACATGCAATTTTTTGTTTCATTATTATTTAAATAATAATGAATTGTTTTTAAATTTTTATTAATTTACTATATGATTCGTACAATTCAAATGTCGGTCGTTTTATAAAAAATTTTTTTTATATACTTATATCAAACAACATATAAAATGCATTTTGGCTACAAAACACTAAATAAACGCTATGGGTATGATTATCTGTACAACTACTATCATCACAACGGTTATCACAATTATCACCACGGTTATCACAATTATCACCACGGTTATCACGATTATCATCACGGTTACGATTACGATTACGATTATCGTTATAAATTTTAATTACTTGCCATTTGTATCACTTGCCCAAATTGGTCCAGATGCACCATATACTACGAAATTACAATCATCTTGCATAACGGCATTGTATGGCCCAGATCCTTTACCATTTGTATTACTTGCCCAAATTGGTCCAGATGCACCATAAGCTACAAGATTTCCGTCACCTTGCATTTTTAAATGGTAAGGCGCAGATCCCTTACCATTTGTACTACTTGCCCAAACAGGATTCCCATTGCTATAAACAACTACATTTCCATCACCTTGTATAACAGCATTGCAATGATTTGATTTCATTTCAGAACACAGTCCGTCATTAATAGTAGAAGAACATGAATTGCCTGCTTGTTTAGGTGCAGGTGCAGGTGTTGATGCAGGTGCAGGTGTAGTTGCGGGTGTTGATGCAGGTGCAGGTGTAGTTGCGGGTGTTGATGCAGGTGCAGGTGTAGTTGCGGGTGTTGATGCAGGTGTAGTTGCGGGTGTTGATGCAGGTGCAGGTGTAGTTGCGGGTGTTGTTGCGGGTGTTGTTGATGCAGGTGATGATGTTTTTTTAGATTCATTGCTAGATTCATCGTTAGTCACTTCATCGCTTGGCGAACTTGATGAACTTGAATAAATAACTCCGCCAATAATAGAACTACAACAACAACATATTATAACTACTATAACAATAATGATTGTATTATCTGCCATCTTTTATAATATAATAAATATAATAAATTTACAATTATTAGAAGAATTTTCTTCCTGTGTATATGTTGTTCATTTTCTCAAATTCACTACCAGATGGGTAGACTCGATGATTTTGAAGTAATAATTTCATCTCTTCCACATTCACTCGGCATTTCCGATGAAGAATTATCAGAAGAATTATCAGAAGAATTATCAGAAGAATTATCTTCTTCGTTTGCTTCGTTTGCTTCATTTGCTTCATTTGTTTGATTTGTTTGATTTGTTTGGTCTTCTTCAAAGTCTTCTTCAAGGTCTTCTTCAAGGTTAACTTTTTCGTATGTATTTCTCCGAATATAAAAATTATAAAGTGGGACAGCAACTGATGTTGTTAAAGCTGCAGCGCTTAACTGAGCAAGTGTTTGAACAAATTGTTTAATAAAAATTTCGTAATAACTTCCAGACATTTTATATTAGGTTAAATCTTTTTATTTTTAAATTAAGAATAAAATAATTAATTTCATAAATTTTTAATGTATGGTAAATATAGAGAATAAAATAAGATGTCATATTGTTCGCCAAGTGTAAATATAAAAGACCATTATACATGTTTTGAATACGATGAATTAAAACAAATTGCATTAGCTTTTAATATTTACATTCAAACAAACAAAGTATGTCCAAATTCTAAAAAAGATTCTAAAGATTATAAAAAAGATAAAAGATGTCTACCAACCGCCTTGATTGACATTAAAAAATCTAAAAAAAAATTATGGTATTCTATTTACAATCGTTTAAAATACATTTGTCCATATGAATATTGTTGGATAGACCTTGATTTTATAAATAATATAAAGGACAAGTATCTTGGAGAAAAATTAAAATACTTTACTTTTAAACCAAAAATAACACGTACAATGAATTCTTGGTTAAGTACAAAAGATATTGACAATGTTTTACAACAATACCAAGATTTAGATCCAACTTTTAAATTTTTGGGTGCATTACCATCTGATTTCTATAGATTAACACACGTAGATTATTCAAGGATTTTTGATCATAAACGAATAGGTATTGTATTTAACTTGGATACTCACAATGAACCAGGTAGCCATTGGGTTTCATTTTTAATTGATAATAAAAAGAAAACATTGGAATATTATGATTCTGCCGGTAGAATTCCAAATAAAAATATTCAAATGTTTATAGATCGAGTAAACCATTATCTAAAACAATACAATTTAACTTATAAAACACATTATAATACTGTAAAACATCAATTGCAAAATAATGAATGTGGCGTTTATGCTATATATTTTATGATACAACGATTATTAGGTAAAGATTTTAATGAAATTATTAAAAATATTGTACGTGATAAAGAAATGAATCATTTTAGACAATATATATTTCGACCAAAATAATATACGTTATTTATATCTTTTTTTTATAAAATATAAATAATATATATGAGCCATCCTGATAATTTTACAAAACGTCTTTACCAAGATACAAAAGACTATCATATTCAAGTAGATCGTCACAGTTTTGTACAATTAATTCGTAAAAATCCAGATGCAGCAAAATTATATATAAATTTTAACAAAATTTGTATTTATAAAATAGAAAGTGCATTTTTAAAGGACAGGACCAAATATAAAAATTTTATGCCATTATTTACAAGATTGCAAAAAAATATTAATATTAATGATATTGATATGAATGTATCAAAAAATTTAGAAATTTTATTACAAAAATGCAAAGAATATCCTTTAGAACATTCTTACATGTTCTATTTAGGCCTTATGATGGGTTATAAAATATTAGACAAGTATGTAAAAGATGATATATTAGCATATGATGATTCCAAAATAAAATTGCTAATAAAAGATTTTAAAAATTTTTTAGATAATAATGTTGAAACCGAACAACTATTTATTAACACGGTCTCACAATCTTATATTTTAATTAAAAATGTTTTTGATGAATATTATACTAAATACGAAAATATAATATAAATTTTATTGTGTTAATTTTTTAGTATATTCATTATAAAATAATAAAACATCTTTTACTAAATCTTGATTTTCTAATTTTGAAAATTTAATTTCAGACAAGTCATCGTATATGCAAATTCTGTTGAAGATATATTTGATAATATCATATATTGATTCATTATATATTGATTCATTATATATTGATTCGTTCTCTATTTCTTCATTCCACAAATTATAAATATACCCAGTTGAATCTTTTATGCAAATAAATTTATCAAGATATTTGAAAATTTCAAAAAAACAATTGTCTGTTGTAGACTTCCAAAAGTAAATCAACTTTACAGAGTCCGTAAATATATTTACTTTATCAGTACAAACTGTTGTTTCTAATGGATCTATTAAATGTCTTTTTAATTTGTTGCGATAAACATTCGTAGTAAGATCGTTCGTAAGATCATTCGTAAGATCATTCGTAAGATCATTCGTAAGATCATTCATAAGAAAGTAACTACAAATAACAAACAATTTTAAATTAATTAAATAATTTATTTTTTTTTAATTAATTCTATGCAATTCTTCTATACGTTGTTTGTATTTTTCATAAATTATATTACTTAAATCGTGTATAGTTTCTGATCCATTTTGTTGAAAACTATCTGGCCAAATCCCGTGACAAAAAAAGTAAAAGGCACCTTTTAAACTAATACCACAATAAAATAGAGAATCTCGAAAATGTTCAAAATAACTTTGATTTGCAAATTCCAAATGTTTAAAATAATTGTGTCTTTCAAAATTACTAAATGTAATTGGGTTTATTGGGTTTGTTGGATCTGTTGGATCTGTTGGATCTGTTGGATCTGTCTGTGTAGATTCGTCTATATATGTATCTGGATCAGGATCAGGATCTGTACCGTGTATTTTATCATATAAATAATTAGTAACCATATTATATATTATCCACATAATACTATATAATTTTAAATTAAATTAAATTAAATTAAATTAAAAAAGAAATTTATCAAGTATGTGAAAAAATGGATGTTGATTACCAAAAATTAAAATACCTTTTTAAACTTGATCGTCGTATTGGTGTTATGGAACGACAGTTCCTGGTAGTGATAATAAATTTAGTCGTGAAAATGATATTTTGCGAAATCTTTAAAATTGAATTTATTTAAATTATTTAAAAAATAAAAACAAAAATGACATTAGAAAAATTTAAAGAAGACTTTAAAGATTTACCACCTATTTTATATGAATTACTAATTAAACATTTTAAATTAAATGAAACTGGATGTATACATAGAGCTTATATTGAATATTACGATGTAATGAAAAATAAAGAATGTACTTTATTAGATTTTTATAATACAGAAGATTTAGAATATTTAAGAGTTGAGCCGGAAGTAAATTGTATAATTGAACTTGAACTTAACAAAGATTATTTTTTGTTAAATAAATTTGTATTTGAAAAAATATCTAAAGATGAAACTAAAGATGAAACTAAAGATGAAACTAAAGCTTATTTTAAAAATGAAGAAATTTCATTTTATATTATACACAGCGTTGGTAGTAGTGGTGATTACGATTGTTGTGCTTCTATTATATTACGATACAAAAATAATTGAAAACTTTAAAATTTAATTTATTTTAATTGTTTTTAAAAAATGTTTTAAAAAAATCAAGATCTTCTAATATGTATACGTCATCTAGTGAATACGCCCTTGATGTAATTTTTTCTTCTAAATTAGAAACCAAATTGTAAAAATATTGATTAGTATTGTATACGTGTAAATTTTTACAAATTTCTAGCAAATTATCAACATTTTCTTTTAAAATACCAAATTCTATCATTTCATCAATGTTTTTTAAAACAATTTTCATTTGTATTAATATTTAACATTAACTAATTATAATCAATTTTTTAGTTTTCAACATTTTTAGTTTTCAACATTTTTAGTTTAATTGACGTATTTTACTATCATCTATACAATTTGTATAAATATCTTCTTCAATTGTATTTTTTATAATAAATCTATAAATATAAATAGGTCTTTTCTGACCTAAACGATCAGCTCTACCAATAGCTTGCTCTTCTATATTTTCTCTATAATCTTTGTTACCATAAATTGGTTCTAATAATATAATTTTATTAGCAACGGTTAAATTAATTCCACTTGCAGCATTCCTTGATGACAACAATATTAAATTAATATCTGGATCTTTACAAAAAGAATCAATTGCTCGTTTTCTTTGATAAACAGTACCATTACAATACATTATTTTCAAACCTTGATCTGATAATATACCACCAACTTTATGTAATAATTCATCCCATTGTGAAAAAAGAATAATTTTATCATCTTTACTTGTAAATGTTTTTAAAAAATAAATAATATTTCCAATTTTTGTTGATTTAACATTTTGTATAATTGTTTGCAAATCCGATTCGTTAGATAATAAATTTTGTTTACTTAATAAATATATTTCCGTATTATCCATTAATGTATTACATGTTGGACATTTTACTTTTGTAACATTTGTTTGTTTTTGTACTTGATGCGTTGCATAAATACAATCCCAACAAAATTTATGACCACATTTTGTAATCGTTAAACTATCAGTTTCAATTTCATCTAAACAAATTGGACACGTTATTTCTTCTTGGGTATTTTTTAATGTTTCAACCGAAGTTCTTAAATAATTATACGTTCTAGATATTTCTTGATGTGATTTCCTTGATAATGTTAATTGACGTCTTGATCCATTTAATTTTAATCGCAATGGTTCTATAAATTCTAAATCCGAATCTGAATAAGGTTCATCGAATTTATTAATTTCTGATTCGTAATATTTAATATCTGATTCGGCATTTTTTATACGCATTGATTCCCTTTCTAATAAATTTTTATTATGATCAACCATACATTTATGAATTTCATCAAATGTTTTGCAATTTTTAATCATTTCCTTTGTATCATTATTTAATTCTGGATGACAACATAATTTTATCAAAAAATCATAATAATTTGATCTAGCTCCTTGTACATAACCATCGTAAATAGAACGCTCTTGGCAAGTAAAATCTAACAAATTGACTTGTTCTTTTAAAATATTACCAGTACATTCATTTTTTATAGATTGTTTTGTATTTCTCCTAAAAAGAAATTTACATTTATTAATAATATCAGAGTCTAATCCTAATTCAATTAAATCATCCGTACGTACACAAGAATTATAAAGACTACAAGAATTATAAAGACTACAAGAATTATTATAACAAGTATTATATGACATCAAATTAATAAAACTAGATAATTTATTGGCAAAAGGTGTACCAGATATATTCCATTTATATGTACTATTGATATTTTTTATATACCTAATAAAATTATTATTGTATATATTTTGTATTTCGTGTGATTCATCGTAAATAATTCGGTCCCAATGAAACCAACTAAATTTTGAAAACGCCTTTGAATTTAATAATTTCTCTCGTTCACTAATTGTCAAATCTTTGTTAATGTCAAATCCTTGATTTTTAAATTTACAATCAAGGGATATTTCTTCGCCCATTTGTTGTACGTAACGTTTATTTACTAAAAAATTGTAGGAAATTATTACGATATCTGCAAATAACAAATCAGCAAGAGTAACATTTGTATATTGATCGTAAGTAACAATTAATAAAACTCTATGATTATTTTTAAATTTAGAATAATATTCTTGCACCCATTGATCGCATAAATGATTTGGACATAATATTAATGTAGCATTAGTCGTAATGTATTTATTGTCAAACATATAATCGTTTATACTAAATTTTTCTAAATTACGTAAATTAATATTTCTTTTATCTATAAACATTGTTCGTTTATGACTTTTACAATACAGCTCACCACTTACACTATTAGATTTACAATTTTCACCTTTAGATTTGCCTCTTTTATAAAAATAATTACAACCATCTGTAAATTCCACAAATTGACAATCGTTTTTATTTTTACTCAAAATATAATATAATGTAATTAGTGTTTTACCTAAACCAACTTCTGATATAATATTCCCACCATAATATTTTAATGTTTTTGTTACCGTAAACGAATCTATATTTATATCTATAGGAAATAATGTATTGTTATATGCTATAAATTTATCATATACATTATATGCAAGTGAATAATTGTATTCTATATTATTTTCATTTGCTAATACAGAATTTTCAATTGCATTCATCCAATTAATATCACCCGTTTGATAATCAAATAATGTTACATCTGGTTTTAAAATATTCCCTTGTAACTCTAATTCTAATTGTACTTTTCCATTGTTATTTTGTACATTGTTATCTTGTACATTTTGTACATTGTTATCTTGTACATTTTGTACATTGTTATCTTGTACATTTTGTACATTGTTATCTTGTACATTTTGTACATTGTTATCTTGTACATTTTGTACATTGTTATCTTGTACATTTGGTGTGTTATTTAATATGTCATTTAACATATTCTTACTTTTATTTGCAATATCGATTCCTTTTTGAGAAATTAAAATAGATGTTAGTAAAGATAATTTAGGATCCTTTTTATTATTTTTTATATTATCTATAATTTTATTATTTATATAATATGTAATGTAATATGTATTTTTGAGGTCACGTTCTATTTTAGCATATAATGATGATTTTGTATAATTATTCGTACCTTCTTTTATAAAATAATTATTTTTTGAAACTACCTTAATTGGTTCTCTTTTCATATCTTCAATTGAAATACAATTTAAATAAGGATAAACAATGTAATCACCGTAATAATAATAAAATCTTATTAACGGATCAATATATTCCGTTTTTGGAATATTATATAAATTCATATATGTATTATTAAATGCAGTTTCTGGTATATCATTTGCATCTATAATGTATAGCTTTTTATATTCTCCAAAAATCAAGCGTAAATTAGAATCCTCTATGTTTTTATGTAATTTAATTTCTTTACAAAATATTTTTGTAAAACCATGTAAATAAGAATTTGACATTTAATATATATACTATTATACTATTATTAATATAAGTTTTTAAATTAACAAAAATAAAATTTTTGAATAGATTTATTCTATTCAACAATTTTATCTAAAAATTTAATTATAATTTAATTTTTGGTAGTACAAAATTTTTAAATATCACGTAAAGTAGTAAAATTAAAACACACCTAACAACAATTGTTAATATATCAGATGTTTTTAAATATAATTTAATGTAATCATCCGTTTCATTTCTAGAAGCTAACATTAAAACAATTAATAACAATGCATTTTCTTCATTGATTTGTGATTTGAAAAATGAAAACATATCAGAATTTTTACTTTCATTTTCATCTTGAAATTTAACACGTTTTTTAATATCCATTTTAATATTTGACTCGTTTGGATGATCTTTATACATAATAGGTTGTTTGTTATTTATAGTATTATATCTTACTTGTTCCTCAATTTCTTGGCGATCTTTGATATCTTCCATTTGGATATCTCCCATTTGGATATTTGAAAGATCGCCTAGAATATCTTCTGGAATAGGTCCTGGTAAATCTTCAATTCTAGTAGACATTGACATTTTTAACTATTTATATTATGTATAATCAAAAAAAATAATAATTTTACGCGTAATTTAAAAAATACATTTTAATACATTTTAATACATTTTAATACATTTTAATACATTTTAATACA